AACCTAATAGCAGGGGCAAGACTGACTGCGTTATGGCGTTATGGTTTGCTGTGCTTAGAGCACGGGAGTTCATGCAACAAACAAATCATTTACAAAAGTTTTCATCTAATAGATGGACAACTAGAGCACAGTCAGCCCAAAGATACACAATCAACCTAGATGAAGCCTTTTCAGAGCAATGGGCCGAACAATACGGATAAGGACATAACATGGCAATAGGAAGACCAAAACCAAGAACAAGTGGCGGTATATATAACCCTGGTGGAGAAAATGTTGGTCAAGTTTACAAGCCTCAAGGTTCAGGGGGTATGGGCAGTGGTAACATAAAGCCTAAAACTATTAAGCCTCAAGAATCAGAAGCAATGAAAGAAGCAAAAAGAAAAGCCAAATTAGAAAAAAAACAATGGGAAGATTTGGCTAGACAACAGCGTGCAGAAATGTATAGAAAAAAAACTAAAGAAGAAAAAGCAATAATAAAAAAACAACAAACAAAAGAAGAACTGGCTGACCGCAGGTGGCAAGAAAGAAACAGTTAATTATTAAATAAAGGCTGACAAGTTTCCTAAATGGTTCTATGACAATGCAACAATTCAAGATAAATAATTTTTTCTATCGTTAGGATATAATGTTATCAGTAAGTCAAATCTCTGCAAGAGTAGAGTCTTTACGTTCCCGTTCAACTGAGCGAGATAGAAGGCAACTAGATGTACTTGCTGTTCGTAAAGGACAGATATCACAGGTATACCCTGAGTTCTTTCCAGAGGGTGTAGATGCTAACGTAGTAGCAAACTTTATTGACATTGTTGCTCGTGACCTATCAGAGGTAATGGCTCCACTGCCAGCAGTAAATTGTTCTGCAGCCAATCAGGTATCAGATAGAGCAAGAGTCTTTGCTGATAAACGAACACGTATTGCAACAAATTATTTTAGTAATTCAGATTTACAAGTACAGATGTATCAAGGTGCAGACCAATACATCACATTTGGTTTCGTCCCATTCATTGTTGAATTAGACGAAGAAGCAGGGCTACCACGTATCCGAATAGAAAGTCCGATTGGGGCTTACCCAGAGTTTGACCGCTACGGACGTTGTATTGCCTTTGCAAAGAAATACTCACTTACACTTGCGGAACTGGTTGCACAGTATCCTGAGTTTGAGATTCAACTATTAGGCGCTGACCGTTATGAGCAGAACCTAGATGCACGTATTGACCTTATTCGTTATTACGATAAAGACCAATCAACCATCTTTATTCCATCACGGAATAATTTAGTTTTATCTCAAGTCAAAAACCCACTTGGTAAAATGCAAGTTGTGGTGGCAAAGCGTCCATCACTAGACGGTGAGATGCGTGGTCAATTTGATGACGTACTAGGTATCCAACTGCTTCGTAATAGGTTCGCATTACTTGCGATGGAAGCAGCAGAGAAATCAGTACAGGCACCAATTGTTGTACCAGGCGATGTTCAAGAACTACAGTTGGGTGGAGATGCAATCATCCGCACCAACTCACCAGCAGGTGTGCGCCGTGTAGATTTAAATATTCCACCAGGTGCGTTCACTGAGCAACAAGTATTACTTAATGAGTTGCGTACTGGAACACGTTATCCAGAGTCAAGAACTGGAAACATAGATGCATCAATAGTCACGGGACAAGGCGTTCAAGCGCTTATGGGTGGCTTTGATACACAGGTTAAATCAGCCCAAGCAATTTTTGCTTCTGCTCTTAAAGATGTTATCTCTATCTGTTTTGAGATGGATGAGAAATTATTTAACTTTGTTAAAACAATTCGTGGTGTTGATGCTGGTTCACCTTACTCACTTGAGTACACACCATCAAAGGATATTAAATCCGATTACACAGCCGATGTTCGCTATGGCATGCTTGCTGGTCTTAACCCAGCGCAGGGACTTATCTTCATGCTACAAGCACTTGGCGGTAAATTAATTTCTAAAGATATGGCTATGCGTGAACTACCATTTGGTATTAACGTAACCCAAGAACAAGAAAAGATTGAAGTGGAAGAAATGCGTAATGCTTTAGTAGGTTCACTACAGGCATACACACAAGCAATTCCACAACTAGCAGCATCAGGTGGGGATGCATCTGATATCGTAAAGAAAATCGCACAAGTAATTAAAGCCCGTCAAAAGGGAATATCAATTGAAGATGCGATTGAAGATATCTTTACCCCAGAATTACCTCCTGCTGGTACCGAACAAATGGTTGAGCAAACGTCCCCTGCTCCCGCAGGTCCAGTAGGAGGCTTACCTTCACAAGCACCACAAGGTGGTGGATTACAAAGTCTTTTATCTAGTCTAAGTGCAGGTGGTAGGGCAAGTGCTAGTGCAAGGACAGTAGTAAGAAGATAACTAAGGTAGGGGACAATGACAGCAATAGTTGGAATACAAGGTAAAGGCTGGGCTGTATTAGGCGCAGATACTACAACCTCATATTTAGATAGACCATATGTAGCCAAGGGTTGCGAAAAGATAGTTAAGATTGGTGAGTATCTAATTGCAGTTGCAGGTGATGCAATTGTAGGAGATATTCTTAATAACTTATGGCAACCACCAAAGGTAATTAAGACGCAAGACCCAGATAGATTTATGATGATTAGAGTATTACCATCTATAAAACAAACCATAATAGATGGCGGATATGACCCAACACCTAAAACAAAAAATGATGATGATTCAGGTTGGGATGCATTAGTTTGTTTTAATGGTAGGTTATATCAAGTTAGTGATGACTATGGATATATGCGGGATGACAAAGGTTTATATGCAATAGGTTCTGGTGGAACCTTAGCACTTGGTGCGTTAGTAGCATTAGAGAATGAAACTAAAACTCACGCTAAAGCATCTGGTGCAGCAAAAAAAGCAATCAACATAGCAATTCAATACAACGTATGGTGCGGTGGAACCGCAACTGTTAAAACACAATTTACTAAGTAGGAGATATTATGTCAATGATGGAGCAAGGTGGATATAGAAAACCGAATAACCCAGCCCCAGTATCAGGCCCTGGCGCTCTTAGTCAACGTACTGACGGGGGTCCAACACAAGCCGCAACCTACATGGCAGGACTACCATACGGACAAGGACAACAGAATTACGACAATCAAGTAGCAGCACCTATGGCTGGCAATCCTGTACCACAAATGGAGATGCCAACACCATTGTTAGCCCCTACTGCTCGTCCTTCAGAACCTATCACCGCTGGTATTGACCGTGGTGATGGACCTGGTTCAGAAGCAATGGGAACATTGCCTAATAGGGCTTATACAATTACAGAAGTATTTAGAAATTTAATTCCATATGACCCATCTGGTGATGCTGAGTTGGTATATAGACAATTACTTGATGAAGGATACTAATGGCTGTAAAAGTTAATTTTATTGTAGCCAAAACTAATCCTAATTTGTATGCCGCTGCTAAGTCAGCCAACTTGCCACAAGAGCAGGTATCACAATTAGAACAGTTTTCTTGGACAGTTGATAAAAATAAAAAACTTAATCAAATGTCTGCTGATGCTGCAAGAAAAGAATTTAACGAACTAGACCCAGAGGTTCAAGAAAAACTTAAGTATTTATATCCTAAAGCAGATTATATGCAAGAGCCACCAGATGCTAGTGATTACGCAATTGGTGCATTAAAGACTGTTGGTAAAGTTGTAGCCTCTCCATTAATTGGTATATTCAAGGCTGCTGGTGCATACAATAGAATTATCAACACACCATACCTAGTAGCACGTCAGGCTAGTCAAGGTGAAGGTTTGTTCTCTATGCAAACTTGGACAGATGCTTGGGATGGTCGTAGAATATTTGACCACGGTGCATTGGCTGAAACAGTTAATTATTTTGGAAACGAAAAAGTAGAAGTAGCAAAAGGATTACTTGCTGGTAAGACACCAGGAGAAATCATTGCATCCTCTGGTGGAGCAGTAAATCAAAAGTTACTTAGTGCTATAGAAGAATCACTTAATAACCCAGATGATTTCCGTCAAGTATTAGATGCTGTTAAATATGCACAAGTGTCTCCAGGTAGAGACTTGGCTCGTGTCTTTACACAGAAAGACCCAAACAGCAGCAGTGCTGGTGGAGATTATATTGATGGTAAGACTAAAGACTTATCAGGTACAATAGATTTTTTCTATCAATTAGCAGTTGACCCACTAACTTGGTTTACTGGTGGTTTTACTGCAGCAGCCCGTGCTGGTACTAGAGCAGCAAAAACTATTCAAGAATTTCCTAATGCTACTGGCGTTAGAATGGTATTTAGTGATGAAAAAAATGGCGTTCGTAAATTATGGGATGACCAACTAGGACCTAAAGTTTCAGACCTTATAGATGCTAAAAAAGCAGGGGATAGAATAGCCCAAAAAAGAATTATTGATGATATTAAATTAAATCATCCTGCCTATAATAATGATGCAGCAATTAAGATGCTTGAAGATAATAGTATTGTAGATGCTAAATCTGCAGTAGAATACTTTGAACAAGCAGAAAACCTACCTAAATTTATGGCAGGTCGTGTTAATGGAGTCCAATACTCTCGCAATGGTATTGCTACTGCAAATACTCACAATAGACTTGAAAAAGGTTTTTCTAAATTAGTAGATAAACTTGTTAATCCAAAATTATTTGGTAGTGATGAAGAACTATTAAGTAAAACAGATGACATCTGGGATACATTAATAAAACAATCTCCAGAAAATGGATTTATTTCTGAGCAAGCAACTGATTTAAAGAAATTTCATGACAGTCTAACTACCAATCAAAAAATTAAACTTGGAGTAGCCAAACAACTTTCCCGTTCACCACAGGGTGGTGTAATTAAACTAGGTAAGAGTGCTGTTGAAACCGCTGAAACATTTAGATTAACTGCACGTCAAGTTATGCCTAAAGATATGGCTGACTTTATGACCCAGAAGTTTATTAATGCTAAACAAAATGACCAGATTTCTATTATGAAGGCAATTGATTACGCAGTTATTGAGCGTTATGGTATTACTGGGCATCCTGGTGGTAAAGATTTAGCAATGACAATTTTAAATGCTAAGTATGGCGTAGCCAATGCTATGGATGAGGGCGTAGAACTAGCAATTAGACCAGATGTAGCCCAAACACTATCAAAAGATTTTGTAGTTTATAGAGATGGTGTGCCACATTTAAAGACTGGCAGCATCATTCAACCTTATCAAGAAACAAATGCTTTAGGTTCATTAGATTATTTTGCTTTAAGTCAAATGTCTTATGAATTAAAGAACAAAAAAAATCTTTTATTAACCGTAAAGGGTTCTACTAACCATAGATTTGCTACTGAGTTGGTTAATTCTTGGTCTTTGTTTACACTTTTCCCACGTTTGGGTATACGAAGTGCTATAGATGAGACTATGATGTACCTTCTTACAGCACCTGCTAAGAATATTATGGACACATTTGTCCCTGGAGTATTAAAGAGAGACAAAACTTTAGGCAGAAAAGGAAGTATTGCAAGTAATATTGCTTCTTCTTATGCTGGTTCTAGGTCTGGTGAAAAGTTACGTCAAGCCCTTGCCCGTAAACTAGGACTTAACACACCTTCAGAATCTTTAAATGATGCAACTAGACACATAGCAATATCTGATTATGCAAAAGATTTAGGAAAAGATGTTGCTGATTTAACTTCAGCAGAACGCAAATGGGCACAAGCCTTAGCAGCGGTAGAAATGTATGGCACTAAATTAACATCTAAACTAGATGCTGATGAAGCGAACTGGTTAATGGAAGCACTTGCTCTAAACTCTCAATACTTAGGTTCAGCAACACGCTCTATTGCTAGCGCATCAAACATAACTGGTAAACAAGTACCAGAGGTGGCAGAACAATTTTTAGACCAAAATCAATTTGATAAACTTATTAAGTATCTTCAAGAAAGTTTTAAAGTTGAGGTAGGTCTTAAGGGTAAAGAAGTAGAAACTTCTAAGTTAATAAGAGATAATATTTTAAATGGTATGGGTGCCAATGTTATTCACTTTGAGAACTTTGTAAAACGTTTCTATGGAAACCGTAAAACAGTATATGGACTTTTAGATGATTATAACTTTAATCCAGCAACTGTATTCTTAAAGAATAATGCTTTAAGAGATACCAAAGATTGGTATAACGCTGGTAATGAACTGCTATCAAAGGTAGGCATTGAGCGTAATGTTGAGGGTGTCTTTGATGACCTTACTCAATTAACATTAGATGAACTAGATGGCAAATTTTTATTTAGCGTAAGAGATAAAAAAGCATTAGATAATTTCTTAGAAAGCAGAAGTTTTACCAATACCCTGCGCTCACAGGGTAAGAGTGATATTGATATTGCTCGTCATTTAGTTAATGAAATTCTTGCAGATACCTACAGATACTTCCATGGAGATTCTCAAAAGTATAATCAAGCATTAGTTGATACTATTAAATCAAAGTACGATGAGATTACAGCGGGTGGAGCAGAGTTTATTTCAGGTGCTTGGGTTAAAGCAGCCAAGGGTGTTACCTTTGATGAGTTTTCTGACCTAACAAAAGGATTCCAACCAACTGGAAAGATGTATACATCCCTTGAAATAGAGGGACTAGATGACTTTGGTAACGTATATAAACGTTTTGGTAATACGGCAATGGAAATGATGGATAGACAAGTAACTGGAATTATCCGTCAACCCGCTACTATGGTTGCTTATCTAAGACTTCGTAAGTTCTATTCTCAATCAGAGAAAGAATATGCTAAAAAACTTTTAGATAACATGGAAGCCGAAGCAATTGCCATGGGTAAAAGTTTTAATAAAGCAGATGCAGAACCTCAAGCAATATTGCAATCACAAAAATATTTTGCAGAAGTATCTGTTCAACAGGCTGCAGATGAAGTATTAAAGTTTGTTGATAACCCAACTGTTCGTACTAACTTTGCAATATCAGCCCGAAATGTTGGCAGATATTATCGTGCTACCGAAGATTTCTGGCGCCGTATTCTTCGCATGAAGGATGTATCACCACGAGTTTTATACCGTACTAGATTAGCCCATGTTGGCTTAGATGCTGCTGGTGGTATATATGAGGACCAAAATGGTGACCCATATGTAATGATGCCAATGGATGATATTATCTTTAAGACAGTAGATAATGTTGTTCGCACTCTTACCCCTGGTGAATCAGGATTTGGTCAGCCTATATTCAATGACTTCACTATGAAGTTAAAGTTGGCTAACCCATCTTTTACTCCAGATGCAGGTTTACCTACACTATCAGGACCAATTGGTGCATTAAGCATCATTGCAATGAAAAATGTACTAGGTCAAGTAGGTGGTACTGCTGGCCGAAAGGTTGGCGAAGAGATAGATAACTATGCACTAGGTAGTATTGGCGATAACATTGATGTTGTTCGTGCTTTAGTTCCATCTTCTTTACAGAAGTTATATTCACTACTTCCACAAAATGAGAAGAGTAGACAAGAGGCTACTGCAGCAATGCAGGCTATTGCATACAATGCTTCTCAAGGGTATATGTTAGACCCTAATGCTACTGAAGAAGAGAAGTTTACATACCTAAAGAACATTCGTTTATCAGCACATAACATCGTAGTTATGCGTTCTATATTAGGTTTAATATCTCCAGTTGCTCCATCAATGCAAGAATCTATTGGAGTACCTGACTATCTTAAAGAGGTAGGCATAACTGGATTACGTCCAGAGTTCTTTGATATATTAAATGCAGTAACTGAAAAATATAAGGGTGATATTCAAGACCCATATGAGTTAGCGGTTGCTACATATATAGGCCAAAACCCAGGTAAATTAATCTATACAGTATCTCGTGATGACAAAAAGACTAATGTAATCATTAATAAGACTAAAGAGTTAAAGAACTGGGCTATAGAAAATCAAGATATTATTAAGACCTATGGTGAATCAGCATTTATATTTGCACCTAATACTGGAGATTTTGATGTTAGTACCTATGCCTGGCTTGAAGGTGCTGGACTACTAGGCAATAAAGACTTAGAAACTTATTACAGAGATGTATTGGTATCTAGAGATAAGCAGGCTTACTACGATATAGGCAAAGAAGAGAAGGCTTTCTTAGCATCTTCTGGCGATACTATGTTGCGTAAGGCTATTATTAAAACGTCTACAGCAAGACGTAATGCATTAAAAGCAAGCAACCCACTACTAGAGCCAGCCTTAACTGCTGGTGGTAATGAAGTTGGTAGCGAGTTAGCAATGTTATCCAGCGTAGAACAAATCATTATTGATAATAAAATAAGTGTAGATGCTGGAACTAAACAAAGACTAGCAATGGTTTCTTCAAGAGTAAGACAGTTTGTATCCCTTGCAAATGACCCATCAAAGAGGGAACTATCTAACTTCTCAGAAATTAAGCGAGAAATGAAAGAAGATATCAAAGCATTGATAGACGACTTACAGGTTGGAGACCCAATTTTGAAAGAAGCAAACAGGGCTGTATTCAAGGCTATACTTGATTACTACTCCCGTGATACCTACACAGCAAGGGAGAGATTCTAATGCCATTTTCGTATGTTCCACCTAAGAAAACAGAAGAACAAAAATTACAAGAACAATTAAATAAAAAGAAATCAGAACTTACTGGCTTTAATGGTCCTGAATCTAAATTAAATAAATATGAAATAGGAACTAAAGATTACAACGATGCGGCTGCTGCCGCAAAAATATTAAGAGAGCAAATTCGTGTTCTTGAAAGCAAACTGGCAGAATCTAAAAAAACAAAAGTTCAAGATGCATTGCAAAGAGCAAAAGATTCTGGCAATACAGATGAGGTAACAAGAAGACAAGAAGAACTTGATGCTATAAACGCAACGATTAATAATCCTTATGACCCTAAAATTAGTGGACCTCAGTATGTAGAGGGCGATGAGTTTGGTAATGCTATTAGAGGAAAAGGTCTTGGCGTAGACACGGACCCTGATAATGGCAAGAGCAGTCTTAAATCTACTATGGAAGGTTATGAGTTTGCAGGTCAAGAACACCTTATCTGGGTAGGTAGGAATCAAGGATTCCAAAGTAAACTTCCTGGGTTCAGCAGTACTCAACCAAAAACTAATGTAGAAATTTCTGCTGGCTATAATGAATTAGAAAAGAAGATTCTTACCGATGCACAAAAGCAACCTGGTGGAATTGAAAGCCTACTTGGTAGACTTTATAAAGCAGGATTAATTAAAAAAGAAACTTATGATGGAAAGAAGTTAGAGTCTAGCGATTTTAGTTCTGGCTTAATGTATGCCCTACGTGAGTTTAGCAAGAAGACTGTTCGTGATTACGAACTAAGTGGCATCAAAGAACCAATATCATTTGACCAATATCTTGATAAAGAGTTTACGCCAAAGGGACCAGAAGTAAATTATGCTTCCGTAACTACTACTCGTGATACTGCTGCTTCTGACTTAGATAGATTTATGATGCAGTATCTTGGTACTGGCGCTAATAAGCAACAACACGATGAGTACTATAAGCAACTTAGAGCCTTAGAAAAGAAGGCTATTCAAACTACTACAACAACTGAAAACTCTAGAAATCTTGCTGGTGAATTCTTAGATGATGTAGATAAAATGGAACTTATGCGTAAGGTGGCTGGTAAAGCACTTGAAGGTTCTGATATTGATACTGTATTAAAGGGTGGGGCTGGAGCAGCACAGGCTGTTAATGGCGTATTAGCCTATGCAAAGCAGTATGGAATTAACCTTAATAGTAAAGATGCTTTAGGTTATGTGGCTAATGAATTAAAGCAAGGTCAAGGCGATTTGAAAAAGATAAACGCTAAAATCTTGGCTATATCAAAGGCTACATATGGCAATCTATCTGATGTTATATCAGAGGACGTAAGTCTTGCAGAGTTATCAAGCAATTATAAATATAACATGGCTCAAGTATTAGAACTAAGTCCAGATGCTATTGATGTCTTGGACCCAACCATTCAAACAGCGCTTAAGAATAATGGAAATAAGGGAGCAATGAACTTAACTGACTTTGACAGGATGTTACGTAATGACCCTCGCTGGGGTAAGACTAAGAACGCTAGAGAAGAAGCCTCTAAGTATGCATATGATGTACTTAAAGACTTTGGATTGATGGCATAATGGCCGTAAAAAAATCAACCGCCAATCAAAGAGAAGATAGAACTTCAGCACCTAAGATTCCTGCCGTAATTGCTAAACCTGCTGCCCCTGCAACAAAGTCATCTGGTGCTGCACCTAAAGGTGGAGGTCAGGCAGCAAGTGGTAGTAAATTAGTTCAACCTACAGTTACTCCAAAATCTAGTGGTAGTACTAAAATACCAGCACCTAAAACATCTACTCAAATTGCAGCAGATGCACAAAAAATATTAGACCAACTAGGTGCTATGGGTCAAAGATTAGATACCTTATATACAGAAGATAATAAACGTAAAGATGACACCAAAGATGATATTGATACTCGTGAAGACCCAAGTTTAGTTTATGCAAAAATGCAAGATGAGAAAGCAAGAGTAGATGCTTTTGCTTTACTCAAAGATGTATTTGCTTCTTATGGTTTAGTAGAATTAGCAGACCAGATTTCAGGCTATATGAAAGAAGGTATAGGTACTGGAGAGGCTACTATTAGACTTAAGCAATCCCAACCTTATAAAGATAGATTTTATGGTAATGAACTAAGACTTGCTAGTGGTAGAAATGTTATTAACGAAGCAGAGTATTTAGATTTAGAAAATAGTTATTCACAAACTTTAAAAGCATATGGTTTGCAAGATTACTTTGGTGTAGGTGCAACCCCTACTGAGCGTAAGAATAGACAAAAAGCAATAGCCAATGTTATTGGAGCGGACATATCTGCTGTTGAATTTAAAGACAGAGTATCCACTGCGGTTGATAGAGTTAAAATGGCTGACCCAGCAACTAAGAATGCTTTTCAACAATTCTATGGTATTGGCGAAACAGAACTTGCTAAGTATTTCTTAGACCCAACAAAGACTTTAGTAACTCTTAAAGAGAAGGCAACTGCTGCCGAAATTGGTGGTGCTGCAATAGGTCAAGGACTACCAGCCACTGCTGCTAGTGCAGAAGACCTTGCTAGATTTGGTATTAGTAGAGAGCAAGCACAGATTGGCTACTCAACCATTGCTGAGGAACTACCTACTGCTTCTAAACTTGGTAACATATATTCTGAAACTGGCACTACATATGGACAAGCAGATGCAGAATCTGCAACCTTTAAAGGTTTAGCATCTGCTAAACGAAAGAAAGAAAAATTGGTAGCCACTGAACAAGCATCATTCCAGGGTTCATCTGGTGTAGGTGCAGCAGGATTATCAACCACATACTTGCGTAGAGGTTCTTCCGCAGGTCAGTTCTAAATAGATTCCCCACACGGATAGACCAGCCCCGTGGGGTGTATAAGTCTGGTAGCAAGAGCCAACCAATTTCCCCGAATTGACTTGTGGCTTG